GGTGATCGCGCGGGACCGATAACCTTGCGCGAGTGAACTTGCTATTGTAGTACAAACCCTATGTCACTATCCACAGACTACCTACTCCTCAACATTGGACACTCAACGCTCAAGTGGCATTTGGACCGCATCAAAAGCGGATCGTTCACCATCGACCAAGTGGCGATGTTCTACGCTCCCGATCCCAAAAAATCGGTTTACAAAACCGTCACGCGAGGTCTTGAAGAACTGGTCAAGATGAAGCCCGAGAACCTCCCTATCCAATTGCGATGACGCAAACCGACTACGTCAAACACAGTGGTTTAACCAAAGGAAGAGTCTCGCAGCTAACCGCAGCAGGGATGCCGTTAACCTCCCCAGAGGAGGCTGACGCTTGGAGAGGATCGCGCAAAGGGATTGGCGGTAGACCATCGACCCTGCAACGGATGACTGCAATCCATCAACAAGAAGCTGTCTTCAATGAAGCAGCGCAATCGATCACAGAAGGACCGTACAGGCCTCCTGAAGCAGTAACTGCGGTCAATGCATCACTCGTAACTCTGGACACTCCAGCGGGAGCCTACGAGCGGCAGAAACAGATTGAGCGAGCGTCGTATGGTCTCGCGGTCCAAGCCTTACGCAACAAGACGATGGACGCTGGCCGCATGGTCACGGTTCACGCATCTGCCGCAAAGAACCTGATCAACGCTCGGCAAGATGTAATCGCGTTAGCCGAGAAGGAGCGAACGATGGTCTCTGGATCTTGGGTCAAGAAGGTGATGCAAGATCACGATGGAGCGGTCGCTCAACTGTTAAAATCAATGCCCAAGCAACTCGCTGGCCGAATTGCTCCCCACGACCCAGAACACGCCGAGCGTGAACTAGAGCGATGGGTCCAAGAAGTGTGTCTCAAAACTCTGCACCTAACCGATCCTTGGAAATGAACCAAATTGAATCACTGCCAGTATCCGATCTGATACCGTACGCTCGCAACTCTAGGACGCACTCCGACGAGCAAGTAACTCAAATCGCAGCCTCAATTCGTGAGTTTGGATTTACCAATCCAGTTCTCATCGATTCCAACGGGACCATCATTGCTGGTCACGGTCGAGTGATGGCTGCAAAGAAAGTTGGACTAGCGGAAGTCCCATGTCTGCGTCTTCAACACTTAAGCCCATCACAGATTAGGGCTTATGTGATCGCTGACAACAAACTGGCTCTCAACGCTGGATGGGACGATGAGATGCTCAAAGCCGAATTACTCACTCTGCAAGAGGAAGGATTTAACACCGATCTGACCGGATTTTCAGATGACGAGCTTAACGCTCTCTTGAACTCGGAAATCATTGAGGGACAAACCGATCCAGATGAAATCCCAGAACCTCCCGTTGAGCCAGTCACCAAGCTCGGAGACATTTGGGTTCTAGGAAACCACCGGCTGATGTGTGGAGACTCTACTAGCATCGACAATGCAAAGCGATTAATGGGAGATGAGTTAGCTGAATTGTTAATCACAGATCCTCCTTACAACGTAGACATGACGGCAAAGAATGAAATGCTCCAGAAAGCTGGTAAAGCCAGAAAAGACGAGTCAACTTTTGGAATTCAAAACGACAAGATGTCCAATGATGATTTCCGTCAATTTTTGAGAGATGTTTATTCGACAGCAAACTCAGCGATGCGAGATGGTGCTGTTTTCTACATTTGGCACGCAGACTCAGAGGGCTACAACTTTAGAGGGGCTTGCATTGATGTAGATTGGAAAATTAGACAATGCTTGGTCTGGGTAAAATCAGTTTTTGCAATTGGAAGAAGCGATTATCATTGGAAACATGAACCGTGCCTCTACGGATGGAAAGACGGTGCTGCTCATTACTGGGGAAGCGATAGAACTCAAACCACGGTTCTAAATTTCAACAGACCAAGTCGAAGCACTGAGCATCCAACAATGAAACCATTGGAGTTGTTTGAATACCAGATCGGCAACAGCAGTAAGCCGAACGATGTAGTGTTGGATCTTTTTGGTGGTTCAGGAACAACCGCAATCGCTTGCGAGCGTCTTAGCCGCAAAGCCCGTCTGATGGAACTTGATCCCAAATACTGCGACGTAATCGTTAAGCGTTGGGAAGACTTCACTGGCAAAAAAGCGGTTCTGCAAAAGGTTTAATGGAAATCTTAAACTGTCAAAAGCCAGCGGGAATCGAATCGCTTCGCCAGAACCGAATCGCGATAAAAGCAATCGAGCGTCAGACCGGCTTAGAGTTCCTGTCGATATCAGACCAAGAGCCATCCCGCATTGATGGATTCATCTTCGATCCGTTCAAAGGAATCATCACTGGAAGCTATGAGGTTAAAACTCGGAACTACGGTCTGATAAAATTGAAGACCACCTTTGGCAACCGCTGGATGATCTCTTGGTCAAAGCTCCAAGCCGCTCTTGAGGTCTCTCGACATACTAAGCTTCCGTTCTTTGGAATCCTCCACCTTCACGACGATGACTTGGTAATGATGCAGGAGATCTTCAACCGCAGCGCATCGTGGGCGGCTAACCATCAAGTCACCGAGAAAACGGTTAACGGACGATCCGAGAAGGTAGCTCTGATCGATATGAGTGGAGCCGCTCACTACCAGATCAAGAGTGGACAGATTACAGAGGAGCTTTTCTGATGACAGACCTAGAGCTTGAAATCCTAGAGTTCCGCAGACAATTGTGGCGACCTACTCCACGCCAATCTGTTGTTGAGTGGGCTGAAAGCAATCTGACTCTAAGTCAAAGACAGACCGAGCATCCCGGACCTTTTAGTACAGCGGTCAGACCATATTGCCGAGAACCGTTGGAATCTTGGAAAGATCCAGCGGTCTCCGAGGTTACGTTGTGTTGGGGATCTCAAACCAGTAAGACAACAACGCTGATGGCCGGTCTCGCTTGGTCCATCGACGTAGAGCCATCTCCTGCGTTGTGGCTTATGCCGAGCGAGAACTTAGCGCGGTCTTTCTCCAAGTCTCGCTGGCTACCAATGCTGGAAGACTCACCGGCAATGATTGCGCGGTTCCCAACCGATAAAGACCAGATCACCAATCTGGAGCAGCAATTCGACCGCTGTACCCTGACCTTTGTTGGCTCAAACTCACCGGCAAACTTAGCGTCCCGTCCAGTCAGAATCTTGGTCGCTGATGAGGTAGACAAATTCGCTGATGCTACGGCTAAAGAAGCTGACGCTCTGGATCTTGCCGAGCAGCGACTCAAAGCGTTCAGCAGTTCCAAAGCCTTCTTCACCAGCACTCCGACAACCTCCGAGGGGAGAATCTGGCAGCGATATCTACGAGGAGACCAGCGAAGGTATTACATCCCCTGCCCATACTGCCGAGAGCATATAAAGCTGGAGTGGCGACAAGTAACTTGGGAAAACGAGAAGCTAGAAGACGGACGACCCGACTGGCAGCGCATCCGTACCACCGCCCATTACGTCTGCCAATTATGTCAGGGAAAGATATCTGACAGCCAAAAGGTTGCAGGGTTACGTCACGGCAAGTGGATCTCGGAGAATAAAGCCAGCCTTCCAAGTGTAAGATCCTACCATCTTTCTTCGCTGTATTCCCCAGATCGCAAATGCACTTGGGGAAATCTTGCCGTCGCGTTCCTTGAAGCCAAATCCTCAATGATGGGATTGCAGGGTTTTATCAACGGAATGTTGGCAGAACCGTGGGAGAATCAGGAGACGCAACAAGACCGAGTCGAGATTGTGTCTGATGCTGGAATCCCTGAAGCTAGACGCTATCTTACGGCTGACGTACAAGCTGCCGCTCCGTTTCTTTGGTGGGTCTGCCGAGAGTGGAGCAAAGGCAACTCTCGTCTCGTTGGAGCCGGTCACGCTGATGATTTTGCCGCACTGCGTAGGATTCAACTCCAATACAACGTCCACGATATGGATGTTGGCGTTGATTCCGGTTACAACACTCAAGCGGTGTACGATGCTTGCGCTGAGTTTTCGCAGAGCAGTGCAAGCCCGATAAACTATCCCTGCGGTCTTCGCTATCCACCAGAGGGAGGTCTGCGAAAGCCAATGCTAATCGGCTGGTTGCCGATGAAAGGACGCGAGACCGGAGCCAGATTTACCAGCAAGACGGGCTCAATCCATCCCTTTGGAATTACAACGTCAACCTCGATGCGGACTGACGCTGTGCAACCGTTGTTGGTTTTTGATACCGAGCATATGCGAGAGGTACTCCAGCGGCTCCGTAAGGGAAGCGAGACGCATCAATGGAGTGTTTGTAGCCTACCCGCTCCGCTAGACGCTGAAGGGGCTTTTGCGAGCGATTCTGATACCTATTGGAAGCATCTAGACAGCCATCTTCTCAAGCCAACGGCTAACCGCTCCGGCAGGATCAAACATCTATGGTTCAAGCGAAACACTCGTTGGCCTGACCATTTGCATGACTGTGAAATCATGCAACTTGCTATGGTTATGTTGTGGGGAGACCTAACTTCCAGTACCTCCGAAAATTCTAGTGGTTGACAAACTTGGCGGTCTGTTGATAGTCCGCGCAAGTGTTCACATACACAGTAGCAACTAAGCGGAGTTACTTG